AGATAAACGCAATCATCTGGTTTTCGCGGGTATTCCAGCGGTCCACCACGGTGGACACTTTGGCCGCAAGTTCGGAATTGGATAAATAACCGGGAGTGCCCATAAAATCCTCGTATTAACGAATGCCGACGATATAGCCGGATACCTTTCGTACCCCGGCCATTTGAGCTGTATTGGAATAAGCCGACCGCGCATAGGCGGACGTGGCCCGGATACGGAAAGTGCGCGCGCCTGAAACCGGGGGGTAAAATGCGCTGAACGGAATGTATTGCTCCATCACCGGACGCGTGTTGTCGTTCCCACTCCATGCCAGATGTGTATAGGGAGCTTCCCGTTTGCTCACCAAATGCCATGCACCCCCTTCCCGGACTTCAAGAAGAATCGACACCACAGCCGTTAGCGCCAGCATTTCGACCACCACATGCAGATAGGGAATGTGGGATTCGCCTACCGCCTTGGGGGCGGGCAGTGTGAATTCCACGATAGTGGGGGCGTAGCTGGTCCCGGTAGGATTGCCGTTGTTAATGCTTGTGATCTTGTAGGTTATCGCACTGCCAACCCAGTTGATCCAGAAACGCTCCTGGAATTCACCCACAATGCCACTGGCATTGATCTTGCCCTTGAACATCGCATTGCCCTGGCGGTCAATCCACATGACCGCGTTGTTGGCGCTCTTGACCCCGGAGCCAATCCATAACGGCCAGTTCCCAAGATTGGACATTTCCGCGCGGAACTCATTGGGATTTGCGACCTGCCCCTGCGAATTGAGGGTGTGCGTCTTGAAGGTGCCGCCGTTGATCGTGCCTGCGTTTGCGGTAATGGCGGCCAATGTGTTGGTGGTGATCTTGTGGGCGGTAATGGAGCCATCCACCAATAGCTGCCCGGTAATGCCTACGGTGGAAACGCCATTCACTATGCCGACCACAAAGGGGTATTTCAGTTGTGATGTACTTCCGCTGTAATTGGGCTGGACAATCGCCACACGGTTTGCCATGAGAATGATGTCGCTGCCGGTGCCTGCCGTGGCCGACAACCCAATCCCGGCAATGACCGGTTTCCCGCCGATGGTGCCTGCGTTGATCTTGAGGCTGTATGAGGCTGACCATGCCCCATACAGCGTGTCCAGTTCTCCCGCCTTGACGTTGAATTTCTGTTGCAGGGCGGCAAAGTGGGTACCTTTGAAGGCTTCGACCTGGGTACTGGCGAGTGCGGATGCTTCGGCGGCGGTCACTTTGGTATTGACCTGTTGTTGCACCACGCCGATGCTTTGGTTGAGTTGGGCCAATATCAGATTCTTTTGTTCAACCCGCGCTTGTTCGGCGCTAGTTTCGACCTCGGTAATGGCTTCACTCAAGGCGGTGTTCAGCGCCTGATCGGCAGCGGTGAATTGGGCGATCAATGCCTGTTTTGTGGTGGCGAGTGATGATGTGGCGTTGGCTTCGACGGTATCAATGCGGACATTGAGCGCGGCATTGCTTGTAGCAATCTGCGCTTGAAGGCGATCTTCAGTCGAGGCACGGGCTGATTCAATGCTGGCCTCGGCCTCACTGATACGTTGGTTGAGGGCCGCAGCTTGTACATTGGCATCGGCGACTACCTGTGCGTGCAACTCTGTCAGCGCCGAGACACGGGCGCTGACCTCATCGGCGATGGCCTGATTCACCTGAAGGAATTGCGCCTGCATGCTGGCATCGGTGGTATCCACGCGCGCGAACAGCTCAGTGATCTGCTCGGCGACTACCTTGTGGATTTCGGTCAGCAGGGTAATTTCGGTGTGCGCCTTGCTGATCTTGTCGCCGTGGTCACGGCTGATATCCTGAAACTCGTAATCGCGCAGGATGTTTTCAATGATCGTTTCCGCGTTGAGACCGATCAGATCGATCAGTTCCTGCAAATCCTTGAGCGCAAGCGAGTCTTGAACCTCGCCGATGATGGTCTCGATATCGTCGCGCAGGCGGTCCAGATCATCGAGCGTCATTTGCGGCTCGGGCGGGCGCTGGCGCGAGGGAGGCGTCCCCCGAAAGCGCTCACCGCCATCGCCAAGCCGGTGGATCCGGCCCTGCTGGTCGCGGAACTTGGTCATGGCGTGTCTTGCCTCAATCGTTCCCAGGCGGCCTCACAGGCGAGTCCGGCGATGCGCCTTCTGTCAGCGTCTGCCGCGTAGACCTCCGCCATTGCATCAAGGTCTCCAAGCAGTTGGGCGAGCACGCGAGCGGCATTGGCGGCTGCCTCGCACTGTCCGGCAGCGGCGGAATCATCGGCGGCGGCACGTTGACGGGCGGCATACTGGGCGGCGATGTCGCGCACGCGCTCATCAGCAGCACGGCGGGCAGCGTCGGCCAGCGCGTCCAATTGGGTTTGTGTGTCATGGTGGAGGGTCTCCAGATCGGCGATGCGGCGTTGTTCGATGGCGCGGACGGATTCCATCGCTTGATTGAGTGCGGCGGCGTGACGTTCGTGGACGCGGGCAAGGTCACGGTCAGCGCGGTCACTGCGGACGTTGTACCCGGCCAGAAATGCGCCAGCGGCAAGCAGGGCCACGCCAATGACGACAAAGCGATTCATGCTCACCACCAGCGCACGGCGGTAATCAAATCGGGTAGGCGCAAGGCATACAGCGCCGCGACAAACAACGCGGCCCATAAAATCCGCCGGGTTTTAGGTGCAGATTCAAGGTGTTTCATAATGGCCTCACCACCAGCGAATTGCGTACACCAGCGGGGCGGCGCACAACATCAAAATGCCAACCCCGATGCAGGCGCGTAGAAACGGCGAAAATTCGCCGCTGACTTCGATGCCGTCTTGCCGGTTCACGCGGAACATGCCCTTGCTATACTTCTTCAATGTCTGTTCCTTGCTGGTTCCAAGGGATGGATGTAGAGAGCCTCGGTAGCTGCTAACTGCCGGGGCTTTCGCTTGTCGGGCATCAGAATCACACATCCGCAGCGCGAGTCAACGGAGGCTCACCGCAACCCCGCCTCACACAACGCGCGCTCATCGGCGCGGCGCAGCACCAGCCCGCGCAGTTCGCGGCCACGGGCGTATTTCCAGCGGTCCAGTTCCGCGCACGCGCCGGGCCAGTCGCCTGCCAGTGCTTTGCGCTGCAAGGTCGAGCCGCACACCACCTTCGGGCCGATGTTGAACGCCGCCGAGATCAGGGCGGCTTCCGTGTGCTCGGGTTTGGGCATTGGCAGACAGCGGTTGACGTGCCTGCGGGCGGTCTCAAGATCGGCTTCTAGTAGCGCATTGCATTCGTCCAGTGTGTAGCGCTTGCCCGGCACGATGTCAGAGCCGGTATGGCCGTAGCAGACCGTCAGCACGCCGACGGCATCCCGGTAGGGCACGTGGCGCTTGCCTTCCCAGATCATGACAAAGGGGGCTGTGAGCGCCATCAGTGCCGCGCTGCCGCCCCAGATGAGCGCACGTTGACGCGTATTCATACATCCCCCTCTTGCAGCAGCCGTTTCAGCCGCTTGACGGCCAATTGGTGCAGCTCCTGCTTGCGCTGTTCGTCTGCGGCCTTGCGCTTTTCGTCTATCTTTTTCCGCCGATCATCGCGGCGTTTGAAATGCAATTGCACCAACAGCCCGCCGATTGCAGCCGCCATCCCGCCGAGCGCTGCAAACTCGTTGGCGGTCAAGCCTCCCAGCATGGCGACACTGCCGCCGCCCCACGCGGTGTAGTGTCCGGCATTGGCGATGGTGGAATCAGCGAAGCGGTGTGGCATGAGAGACCCCCTGAAGATCGGATGCCCCATCTTTGCGCACCTGTTCTGCAATGCAACGGACTACTTGCCGGTAGGCCGGTCATTGAGATACAGCGTGACGGTATTGAGTTGCCACGCTGTACTGCCGTCCCAAGTGAGTTTGACTGACAGTGACGGTGCGGCCAGCGGCATGGGGATAATCTGGCCGGGCACGGTGTCGGCGGGCACCGGCCACGGTGGTGTAAAGGCGGCGGGCTGCGATTGGTCGAACCCGAAACTCACCTGCATCGGCCCCTCGCCGACCACATCAAACCCGTACAGACGCTTGGTTACGCCCGGCTGCCCAAACTCCAGCCACGGCCATTGCACGCTGCCGGTAAATGGGATGACCACGCGCTGGCCTCCCTGCTCGATCTCGTCCCCGGTCACAGATTCGTCCACGCGGTGGATGCGCTGCCCGCTGGCGAGATACAGCACATCGCCCGCAATCGTCCAGTTATCCACCGGGAAGGGGAAGACATAACGTGACCACGCGCCGACCTGTCCCGGCCTGCCGGTACTGTAGACAAACGCCTCGCATTCATCCCCCCGGTTGAACAGCAACCAGTACTGTCCCATGGCCGGGTAATACAGCCCCAAGGGGGAATCGGACGTGGTGACCGCATCACGGATGAGCGGGTCAATCGGCATTCCAACGTCGCCCGCCTGATAACTGGTGCTGGCGGCGGACTGCGCCAGCGAGCGCACGCCCTGACTGGTCAGAAAAAATAGGTCATTGGCGGCGGGCGCGATGGCGTGGTGGTGAGTACTGCCCAGCGGCAGCGCATCCAGCAGTTCCATGTGTGCGGGGTCTTCGTCCACTTGCCACAACTGGAATCCCTCGCTGTTGAACGCAATCACGCTTGAGCGGTACAGCCCCAATGCGGCGGCGGGATTGGCTCCATAGTTTTGCAGCCCAGTGGGCAGATACCCGGCATCATTGTCTGTCGTCCAGTCCAGCGGATTG